AGGGTGGCGAATATTTTGCTGCCGGCATCAATGGCGCGGTGACCGGGCGGCGAGCCGATTTAGCGATCATTGACGATCCGATTTCGTCGTTTGACGAAGCGGCGAACCCGGTTTTCCGGGACCGGCTATGGGACTGGTACCGTTCCGAGCTGGTGACCAGGATGAAGCCAGGAGGCCGTATCGCCTTGATTACGACCCGCTGGCACCGAGACGACTTGGCGGGGCGCCTGATGGACCAGGGCGCATGGACCGTGCTGCGCCTGCCGGCCCTGGCGGAAACGGACGATCCCCTGGGGCGCTCGGCCGGCGATGCGTTATGGCCGGAATGGGAAGATCGGGACGCGTTGCTCGCCAAACAGGAAACGCTGGGCGAGGCCAGGTTTGCGGCCTTGTATCAACAATTGCCGTTGGCCGACACTGGATGCATTTTCGACGTCTCGAAAATTCCCTTTGTGGACGTGGCTCCCCAGGGTGATGCTGTACGAGGCTGGGATTTTGCCTGCGGGACGGATGCCGCGCGCGACCCGGATTGGACGGTTGCGGTCTTGCTGATCCGCGACCAGCAGGGGCGTTTTTGTGTCGACGATGTCAAGCGGGTTCGCGTCGGCCCTGAATCGCTGGATGATTTTGTGGTTGAGACGGCCGAGCAGGACGGAAATCAGGTGCAGATCGGCCTATCCCGTGATCCGGGGCAGGCCGGCGCGCATCAAATTGTGACGCTGGTCCGCCGGCTGCCGGGATATCGGGTGCGTACGGGTCCTGAGATCAAGACGAAGCTGCACCGCGCCCAGGATGCGGCCGCGCAACTCTCACATGGCAACATCAGCCTGCGGCGGGCAGCCTGGAATCGGGCCTTCATTGAGGAGCTCGCGGCCTTTCCGGGAGGCCGCAAGGACGACCAGGTCGATGCGTTGTCGCGCGCATTCTCCGTCCTGGCGCTGAGTGCCACCCCTGCCCGCTTCACGTCAATTCCGTTTTTCAGCCGGTAGCAGGAGAGCGTCTTGTTCGCCACGATTTGCGACATGGTGCCGTGGGACCGGGATTTTCCGGACCGGACCCGGCGGCTGACGCTACTGCGCATGGTGCTGGACGATACGCTGTACGATTACTTGCCGTTTGCCTTTCACCAGGAGCGAACTGGCAACGGTGATTATATTCCGCTGCGGCAGCGGCGCCCATCCGTGCGATATGGTCTGTCCCGTGTGGTGGTGGAGGACAGCGTCGCGCTGCTGTTCAGCCAGGGGCATTTTCCGAGCGTGGACTCGCCCGACCGGGCGGTCCGCGAGGCGGCCAACACCTTGGTGCGTGATGCGCGGGTGAATTCGGTGATGGTGGATGCGGCACTGCGCGGCAGCGTCGGCTCGGTCGCCGTCCAGATGCGTGTGTTGAACGGGCGCATCTTTCTTGATGTCATGGATACCGCATATTTAACGCCGGAGTGGGACCCGAGCGCACCCGACACACTTCTGCGCGTGACGGAACGCATGAAGGTCTCCGGGGCGGCGCTGGTCGAGCAGGGGTACGAGATCGACGAGGTTGCGTGCGATTGGTGGTTTCAGCGCCAATGGGACACTGATCAAGAATATTGGTTCGTACCGGTCAAGGCCTGTGAAGCGTGGTCGGCAAAGCTGGACGATGACCGCAGTGTCCGGCATGCGCTTGGTTTTGTCCCTATCGTCTGGATCCGTAATTTGCCTGGTGGCGACAAGGTGGATGGTGCGGCGACCTTCAGACCCGCCATCGAAACATCCATTGAGATTGACTATCAGCTAAGCCAGGCTGGACGAGGGTTGAAGTATAGCAGTGATCCGACCCTTCTTATCCGCGAGCCCGCTGGTTTGGACGGAACGATGGTGCGGGGCGCCGCCAATGCTTTGGTGGTGAGTGAAAAGGGCGACGCCCGATTGCTGGAAATCAACGGGACGGCAAGCCAGGCGGTGATCGATTACGTTCGTGTTTTACGCGAGCTCGCCTTGGAGAGCGTGCATGGCAACCGGGCGGATGCGAGCCGCCTGACGGTGCCGGCAAGCGGCCGCGCGCTGGAATTGATGAATCAAGGCCTGCTCTGGTTGGCCGATAATTTGCGGGTCAGCTACGGCGAGAATGGCCTAGTGCCGCTGTTACGCATGATGCTGCGCGCGAGCAAGACGTTTGCCTTAACGGTCGATGGCGCGGTCTTGCCGCCACTGAACACCGAGGCGCCGCTAAGCTTGCGATGGCCGGATTGGTATCCGCCCGACTCGGCGGACCGGCAGCGGGATGCGGCGACGATCGTCTCGCTTGTGCAGGCCGGCATGCTATCCCGCGAAAGCGGCCTTCGTATTCTCGCCCCTGACTACGACATGGCCGATCCAGGCGAGGAAATTGGCCGCATCACAAGCTGAAAGGTTGGGCATGGCTGGCGATGACGAGATGGGCGGCGAGATGCCCGATGCCGCCACTGAATTGATCGCCCTGCGCGCGCGCAATGAGGCTTTGGAACATAGCCTGCGGGAGGCGCGCGCGGCCAGCGACAGGCGGGCCATTCAGGCGGAGCTTCGGGCAGAAGCGGCTCGCCGCGGCATGGTCGATCTGGACGGCCTGAAATTGGCTGATCTGGGCGACGTAACCATCGACGAGGAAGGCGTGGTGCATGGCGCGGCGACGCTGATGACGAAGCTGCGCCGTGATAAACCTTGGCTGTTCGGTGCGGCGAGCTCGAGCAGCGTTGCTGGCGCGCCGGCACCGGCACCGAACCGCGCGAAAATGGCGACGGAAATGACTTTGGGTGAATGGCGGTCTGCGCGGGCCGAGTTGTTGCGGCGGAGCTAGTTGAGACGGAGTGACGTAAGACAAGGTCTTCTTTTCTGAAGAAAGGCAGCAAAAGACTTTTGGTCTTTGGCGTGTCCGTTCACCGGACCACACAGACACGTGGCAAAGGTTTTTTGGTTCTTTTTTTCAGAGAAGAACATTTTTTTAGTTTTCCGGCTGTGGCGCTGGCCCTGCCGACCAGAGAAAGCGGGGGCTTAAATGGGTATCCAGAATTTTCCGCCAGCACTTCAGCCGATCATCCAGCAGGGTTTCCTGGAGCGGGAATTTCAGCAGGCGCTGCGATCCCGGCTGGGCTATAGGGCGTGTGCTGATCGGGAAGAGATTGCGGTCGGCATTGGTGAAACCTTGACGAAAACGCGCGCCGGTCTGCGCCCCTCGGTCACGGTGCCGCTGGCGCCGAACACGAACACGAATCTCGACAATGGTCTGACGCCGATGGGCTGGGGCGTTGAGCAGTACACGCTGTCCATCAACAACTATGCCTCGACGATCGACCTTAACATGGTCACGAGCCGGGTGGGTATTGCCAGCCAGTTCCTCCAGAATGCCTATTCGAATGGCGAGCAGGCGGCGCGAAGCCTGGATGATCTGGCCCGCAATGCACTGTTCAATCCCTATTTTGGTGGCAATACGCGGGTTCGTGTGACGTTGACGGCGGCAGGGCCGGCGGTCAGCGTTGATGACATACGTGGCTTTCAGACAATTTTTATCAATGGCGTGCAGCAGAGTGTATCCACGACGAATACGCTCCTGGTAACCATCGGCGCGGACAGTTACACGCTGATTGGTGCCACGGCCGATGCCACGAACGTCTCAACGGCGCCGAACGGCATATCGGGTGTCTTGACCCTGTCGGCGAACGTCACCGTAAGCGATGGCACAGCGGGCAATACGGTTCAGGCGGCCACTGCTTCGCTGATCCTGCGGCCGAACGGACGGACGAATACGAGCCTGATCACCTCGACCGATCAGTTGACCATGAGCAATGTGCTCGACGCGGTGGCGAATTTGCGCTTGAACGCCGTGCCGGACATTGATGGTTCCTATAATTGCTATCTGGATCCGATCAGTGCCCGGCAGCTCTTTGCCGACCAGGATTTCCAGCGTCTGTTCATTGGTCTGACCTCCGCGAACGAGGTTTTCAAGCCCGGACAGGGTGTTGTGAACGAATTCCTGGGCTTGCGCTTCGTGCTGACCAATGAATCCTTTGTACAGACAGCGCCGTCCGTGCCAAATGCATTTGTCCGCCGGCCCATTGTGGTGGGCCAGGGCGCGCTGATTGAAGGGGACTATGCCGGCATGGCGGCCGCGGATGTGGCGCCGGCGGATAGTATTGTGTCAATCGTGGACGATGTGTGCATGGTAACACGTGAGCCCATCGACCGTCTGCAGCAGATCATCGCACAATCCTGGTACTGGATGGGTGGCTTCTGTGCGCCATCGGACGTGACGACCACACCCATGACCGTGCCGACCGCCACCAATGCCTGCTTCAAGCGCGCCGTAATGATCGAGCATATCGGCTGACCATCGCACTGGCGCGTTCTGCTGCCGGGCACGAGGAGGGGCGATGTTCACCGATCAACAGAAGACCGACATCCGGCGGTTCTGCGGCTATCCAGCCTATGGCGCTTCGCCGGACGGGTTTGCCGGTTGGCGGTTCTTTACCGCCTACGGCGAGCTTGAATACCGCATGAACAACATGTCCACCAATGAGATGGCGGTTGTGTTGACCTATCTTGCGACGCTGGCACAGCTTGAGCAGGCGGTGCTTGGTGCCAGCGATAATCTCGACAGCGATGCGGCGGCATCCTGGAGCCATAACCGCAATGAGGTCACCGATCGCTTGCGGTTGTTCGATGCCTGGCGGCGGCGGCTATGCGCGTTCATCGGCGTGCCGCCGGGCGAAGGCCTAGGCCAAGCCGGTCTGAGCCTGGTGGTGTGATGGACGGGCCGACGCTGCAAAACCTGATCAGCAAGGGATTGGGCGTGGCGGCCCGGCGGCTGGGATCACCGTTCGTGGTCTATCGGCCGCGCGGCGTTGCTGATCCACTTCAGAGCCGGAATAAGGTGATTAGCTTATCGGCGGCCTTCAACGCGGAGGATGAGAGCTTCCGCCGGGTCGCCGGTTATGGTGATGCGGTTTGGTGGGGGGTTTTCGACTCGTGCTACACCAAGCCGGGCGATTATCTCTCGGGCCTTGACGTGCTGGGCAATCCGGAGATCTTTTTCATATCGGCGGAGCGGCCACTTCTCCCCGTCCAATGTGTCAGAACAAATCGCGTTGTGTGTGTTCTTCGTCCGCCATCGCCGCCGTCGGGGGGCTATGGCGGGTTTGTCCTTGAAACGGCGGCGCCTGTCATCGAAGCGTGGCCTGCCAGTTTGCTGGCACAGGGGGCGCGGGTTTCTGGTGCCTTGCCAGAGACGCGGTTCGGGAATTGGACGCTGCTGTTACCGACCCTTCCTGCCGAGATTTTGGTTGGTGACGTCGTACGCGATGATTTGGGACGAAGTTTTTTGGTCGCGTCGGCGGAATTCAGCGAGCTTGGATGGCGTATGATCGTTCGCCAAGTGGCTGCTTGAGGCATGTGGCCCGATGACGGGGCGTTCAGTTGATCGGACGGGCGCGTGGCGGATTTATCAGACGTTGAGAATGCGCTGGTCGCAGCCATCCTGGCGGCTGCCGAAAACGGGCCTGGCCAATTTCCACTGATTGGCGGCAATTCCGTTCGGGTTTATCGCGGCACCCCGCCGGTGGCTGGCCTCAGCGTTGACCGGTCCACTGGCCTGAGTGATATTTGCGTCTTTTCGGTGCCGGACGCGACACGCAACACCACGCGTTGGGGCGTGCAGTCAGCGTTACTTGCCATCGCCGCGGGATTAAGCGCTACTGTCTCTGGACAAAGCGCGACATTCGCCGGGAGCGCAGTCGCAGGAGAGTTGGCGGGCTTGCTGGTCAATGACCAGCCGTTTGTCTATCAGGCCCAGGCCGGCGACAGTGCGGCCTTGGTGGCGGCCGCCTTGGCAGATCTTGTCCGGGCCACCGAAATCGTTTGGGTGACAGGTGCTACGCTGACCATTCCGGCTGCGGTCACGCTCGTTGCGCGAACAGCCGGCGTGGCAACCGTGGTGCAAGAATGGGCACGTCAGGAACAGGTGTTCCGTCTATCGGTATGGAGCCCATCGCCCGGCGTACGCGATATGGTTTGCGCGGCACTGGGCGCGGCGCTTGCGCAAGTCACTTTCCTGACGCTGGCAGACGGAACTGCGGCGCGACTGCGGTACGACAAGACCGCCAGCTTTGATGCCGATCAGGTGGCTTCAATCTACCAACGCGACCTGCTTTACGCCGTCGAGTACGCCACCACCGTGACGACGCAAAGTCCGGTCATGCTGTTTGGTGATTCAGACTATAACACCGTGCCGACATTCGTTTGAGGCGTGCGGCCAGCACGTTGCTGCGGCTGCAGTTGATCAAACACCTGACCTGGCGGAATGCCGGAGGAGTTGAGAATGACGATCTACCAGCAGGGCGACATCAACACCGCGGCCTTGATCGTACCAGATCTGTACGTACAAATTGTTCCACCACAAAATCTTGTGCTGAATGGTGTGCCGACTAATCTTCTCGGCGTTGTTGGAACGGCGAGCTGGGGGCCGGTGAATCAGCCCGTTGTGGTGGGCTCGATGTCGGATTACGTCAATGCTTACGGCCCGGTCATCGCACGCAAATATGACATGGCGACTAACGTGGCGACGGCCATACAACAAGGGGCGAGTGCATTCCGTTGCGTGCGCGTGACTGACGGCACGGATACGGCGGCGAGTTACGCCATCGGCTTTGTCAGTGGCAGCTATGCAGCGCTTCTGACCGCGCGCTACACGGGATCACTTGGAAACGGGATCACGATCACACTGGCGCCGGTGACCGGCCAGAATGCCTGGACGTTGACAATATCCAAGCCTGGCATGCTGCCGGAGGTGTTCGCTAATATTCCGGCCACGACACCGGCGGCATTTTGGCAGGCACTGGTGTCCGCGATCAATCATGGGACCGGCCCGTTGCGGGCGAACTCCCAACTCGTCGTCGCGACATTGGGAACTTTGACATCAACCATGCCCGCCGCTGTGACGGCGCAACCTCTGCTCGGCGGCACCGACGGTGTGATCAACATTACGGCCGCGACCTTGGTTGGCCAGGATATCCTGCCCAGGACCGGCATGTACGCCTTGCGTGGGCAAGGTTGCAGCGTGGCTCTTCTGGCCGATACGGACGATTCGACGCAATGGGTGACACAGGCGAGTTTTGGCGCCTCTGAAGGCGTATATATGATCTTGACGGGACCGGCCGGCGATACGATTACGGACGCCGTCAATGTGATTGCCGAGGCTGGACTGAATTCGACCTCGGCGAAACTCATGTTTGGCGACTGGGTGTTCTGGCTGGATCAGACGAACAACCTGATCAGGATCGTCTCGCCGCAAGGATTTGTTGCTGGCCGCCTTGGCAATCTTTCGCCAGAGCAATCAAGCTTGAACAAGCCGCTTTATAGCATCATTGGGACGCAGAAATCGGGTGTTCCCGGCAGCGGGCAAACAGCGACCTATAGCGATGCGGAGCTCGCGACGCTGTTCCAGGCCGGCATCGACGTGATTGCCAATCCGCAGCCTGGCGGTGCATATTGGGGGGTGCGGTGCGGCCATAATACGTCGAGCAACCCGGCGACCTACGGCGACAACTATAGCCGTATGACGAATTTCATTGCAGCGACCCTGGCTGCCGGCATGGGACCGTTCGTTGGGCAGGTGATCAATACACAGCTTTTTCAGCAGATCCGGTCTACCCAGCTGAGTTTTCTGCAAACGCTTCTGAACCAGGGCATCCTTGGGCTCAATGGTTCTGGCCAGTTGCCGTTTTCGGTCATCTGTGACGGCACGAATAACCCGGTCAGCCAGACTAGTGTGGGTTATGTGCAGAGCGACGCGCAAGTACAATATCAGGGCATCAATGAGAAATTCATCGTCAATGTCGAAGGTGGCCAGACCGTGGTGGTGCAGCAACAAATCCTGCCGACGAGCTGAATTGCGATCGGGCAAGCGCTGCGCTGAGTTCCGACATTCGTGACAGAAAGAAAGCAGACCATGCCAATCAACTCGTTTTCTATCGGGCGCGATTGCCAGCTTGTGGTCATGGGGCCGCTGGGACGTGTCGATCTGACCTATGTCACGGGCTTTGAAAGCCGGCAATTGACGCAATCGGTGCGGCTCGACCGGCTAGACGGCGTGCCGATGGGGGCAGAGCTTCCAAAAGGGTGGGAGGGAAGCTTCGAGGTCGAACGCGGCACCAGTGCAGTGGATGATTTTGTTGCGGCGGCTGAGCAGGCCTTCTTCACGCAAGGCTACCTGCCAGCAGGGACCGTGTATCAGTATGTTCAGGAGGTGGATGGATCGACATCCACCTATCAATATAGCGGCGTGGTCTTCAAGCTTGCAAACTCCGGCATCTGGCGTGGCGACGCCAGTGTCAAGCAGAGGCTTGAGTTCTTTGCCACACAGCGGCAGCGCCTTTGATGGATACGCCATCATCGAGGTTGATTGCAGCCGCGCGGGAGGAGTTTTCAGCCGTTGACCGCACCGGCCGGACGGTTTCGGTTCGGCGAATGGATGCTCTCGACCGGCTACGATTGTTCAAAACGCTTGGACCGGCTCTGTCCGTCAACACCCCCTATTTGGGTATGGCGCTGATCGCCGCATCGGTCAGTAGCATCGATGGTGTGCCGGTGCCACCGCCGGTCACTGAGGAGCAACTTGAGGGATTGGTGCGCCGTCTGGGCGATGATGGCCTTGCCGCGGTGGCCGACGCCCTGGATGCTGCCGATCGACATGATGAGGCGGAACCCAATTTGGGAAACTGAGCAGGCACCCCGATCTGATGGACAGCCTTTATCTGGTCCGGAACGGGGTGCCGTTTGACGTCGCCTTCAGCCTGACTGTTCGAGAACGGCAAGCCTGGGTCGTCGCGATCGGTCAGCTTGATGGCCGCACGTTTGACTGGGACGCGGGAGTCTGGATCGAGAGCTGACCAGACCCGCCGATCGCGCGCACATTGAGGAGAAACGCAATGGATGCCGCTGACATTGGGGCAGCCATGGCGCGGCGGCTGAGCGTGCCACAAAGTCTTATGCGCGCCCAGCGGGCTTTGGCGATCGGTTCGGGTTCGTATTCGCGGGGTGGGTTGAGCTTACACCGCGGCCTCAAATCGGCATCGGGGGCCCCTCGGCCAGCCTCGCCATCGGGAGCAGCTAGCCATGGCATTGGCCAGCAGAACGCGGCCGCGAGCGGCGAATCGGCGCCCGGCGGTGCGTTGGAGACGGGAGCGGCGCCAACCCGTATTGCAGGGCCGGACAGTCTTGTGCGCAAGGTTCGACTTCTGAGCGTGACGTCGTCCGTGTCGCCACGCAAGTTCTTCGCAGAAACGGAAAAGGCGGCTTCTCCCACCGAGCCAGTGTCCGGGCATCGTCCGAGAAACCGGCTATTGGTGGGCGTCAAGTCCGCGGTTGCCCGGGCGCCCGGATTAAATTCTGCTACGAAGGCTCCGGTTCCACCCGCCAACCGACCTGACCCTGTCGCACGCGCCAAACCAAAAGGTGGAAATCCCGGCTTCTTCCCGGGGCCAGATCCGCGCTACGACAATGGAGATACACGCGGTGGATGGGCGCCGGCCCCGGGCTTCTGGACCGGCCCGATTGGTCTGGCGGGGCGTACTGGTGCCCTTGCGCAGAGCGCCACTGCGCGGGCTGAGCAGGTGCTGCAACAGGGCCAGTCACGCGGGGGCAATGGCGACGGGAAGCCCAGCCAACTGGCACCGTTGGCGATGGCATTTGCCCCCTCTCGGCCGATGCCGGATGGTCCTACACCATCAAGCCAGGCGGGACCACAAAATGCCTCTATTCCGGAGGCGACTGGCGGGCTGCCGGTTGCAGCTGGTGAGCCGTCGGTAGGGGTATCTGCGGGGAGCGCGCCAGGCGGACCAACGCAGGGCGATGTCTACCTGGACGGGACGTTGATGGGGCGGTGGATGGTTCGGGCCCTTGCCGCTGACGCTGCCCGGCCGGCGAGCGGTAATGCAGCTTTTGACCCAAGGCGCGCCATCTTCCCCGCCGGCGCGATGATCGGAGGCTGAGCATGGGGATTTCGTTGGGGAGCGTCACCCTCGATGGATTTGAGGTTGCGGCGCGTATCCAGTTTGGCGGCCGTCAAGCTCTTGCCGTGCATAAGCTTCCTGGCGGGGCGCGGATTATTGACGCCATGGGCCCAGACGATGACGCTATCGCCTGGCACGGCATTTTGTCAGGCGGCGATGCCGCCCAACGGGCACGCGCGCTTGATGCCATGCGCGTGGACGGGCTGACTGTAGGGCTGTCCTGGGACGTCTTTGCGGCTTCGGTCATCATTGCCGACCTGAAGCTGGAATACTGCAATAGTTGGTGGATTCCCTATCAGATTGCCTGCACGGTCGTTGTAGGGACGCAAGCGGTTGATAGCGGGCCGGCCGGTGACGACATCCTGGCGGCTGTCGTCGCTGATTTGATACTGGCAGGACAAGCACCTGGCGTAAGCGCCGCCCTTTCTGCGGTTAACGCGGCCAACGTCATCTCGACGGGTAATCAGGCCTATGCGGCGGCGTCAACCTCATTGATGGCGGCGGATCAGGCGATCGATCACGCCCTGTCCAATTCGGATAGCGCCATGCAAGCCGCGACCGACGTGCCGACGCTGGTTTCGAATGCCGGATTGCTTGCGTCTTTATCCGCTGCGTCCGGCTATGTCGGCCGAGCGGTAACCAACTTTGCCAATGCGGGGCTCTGATGCAAACGCTGACTCTTACAGGGGGCACGCTCTTTGATATCGCCAACCGGTATTTGGGGGATGCGGCACGGTGGGACGATATCGCCTCGCTCAATGGCATAGACGATCCCTGGCTTGTTGGGGTGGTGAGCCTGGTTCTGCCGTCCAACGCGAGCGGATCTAGCCTTGTCGGTTAGTTTCACCCGCCAGCCGACCCCGTTTGTGCTGGCAAACGGGAGCTTGATGCCTGGCATCAAAGAGGTTCAGGTTGAGTCAACAAGCTACCTTTCAGCTGACCGCTTCAGCCTTCGTGCAGCGCTCACGGGGGCGGGCGCAACGGTGTGGTCGGATGTACCTTTGGTCATTGAGCTGGGGATCGGCATTGCTGGCAGCCAGACCAGCCTTATCACAGGCAAGGCCGACAGCGTATCCATCGACCCCATCCGAGGTGAGTGCCGGATTGCCGGGCGGGACTTTGCGGCAAGCTTCGTGTCATCCCAGGTAGATCAGAGTTTCGAAAACCAGACCTCCTCGGATATCGCTATCGCTTTGGCTCAGAAGCATGGCTTGCAATCGCAAGTCACGGCGACACAGACACCGGTGGGGCGATACTATCAGAATAGCCGCACGCGCACTGCGATGACACAGCACGCGCGTGCCACGACGGAGTGGGATCTGCTCTGCTGGCTGGCACAGATCGAGGGTTTTGACGTTTGGGTTCAGGGTTACAGTTTGTTTTTTCAGCCGGTCGATCAATCGACTCCCATCGTGATGGTGCAGCCGGGTGATTGTCTGGCGATGGTGCTTCACCATGCGCTGGATGTTGCCGGCGGCGTGGCGGTTACGGTTAAGAGCTGGGATTGCATCAACCAGACTATGGTTAGTCAAGTTGTGTCCGGCGGTTCAAGTGAAGCCGGCCTCATGAACCGTACGATTGTCCGACCGAATCTATCGTCTAACGATGCGCAAAGACTTGCCCTCCAAACCTTCAGCCAGATAACGGAGCATGAACGGCATATCGAAATGGAGATGCCGGGCGATCTGGTCATCCAGCCGCGCAATACCATTTCCGTGCAGGCGACCGGGACCGATTTCGACGGGCTCTACAATATCTGTTCGATCGAGCGGCGGCTTTCCTTCACCCATGGCTTTACCCAGACTGTCGAAGCAAAGAGTTTTCCTTGGACGCCATCCTGAACATTCTACGCGGCCACGCAGCCCAGCTTGATCAAGGCTGGGCCCATCCACGCATTGCCGTGGTGACCTCTGTGGATCCCGCCACTTACACGGCGCGCGTCACGATTCAGCCAGAGAACGTGTTGTCGGGATGGCTTCCAATCTGCAGTGCGTGGGTTGGCGCCGGTTGGGGCCTCGTCGGCGCGCCGTCTCCTGGGGACCAGGTTATTGTGATTTGGCAGGATGGCGATGCCGAACAAGGTCTGATCCTGGGCCAGTTATGGTCCAATCAATCCCCGCCACCGAATGCGCCGACCGGGGAGTTGTGGCTACAGCACCAGACGGGAAGCTTTATTAAGCT